TTTATTATTTTAAATAAATATCTTTGTTTTGAAAAAAACATTACCTTTCGATTTATAATAAATATCCAAGTATCAAAAAAACAAAAGAAAAGGGACTATATTATAGCCCCTTGATTCTTTATTAATTATTATGCTCCTGGGAAGGCAGCACCGGTAGGTAAAATGTTAAAGTCAATTATAATAAACTCAGCGGTTTTCGCAGGTTGTAAATAAATTTGACCATACATAATATTTCTATCAATGATGTCTGGAGTGTTATTTGTTTCATCCATAATAACTTTAAATCCATAAAGACCTTGTCTTTGTTGAACTGACTCTAAATATGGATTACAAATATTTAAGAAACGGTTACGAGTTGCAGCTGTATTGTTTTCGAAAACCAAATACTTTGTTGCAGACGCAATAAATTTCTTAACAGCAATTAACAATCTTCTTACGTTGATTCTGTCTAGAGCTGACGGTTTAGCTTGAAGAGTTTTTTGACCCCATACACATACACCTTGAGCAGGGAATGTTGCAATTGGATTAACTCTTCCTTCATATAATGTATCTCTTTCAGCGTGAGTTAAACGAGTATATGCGTCGATTACTGTTGATAATCCACCTCTATTTAAACCTGCTGGAGCATACCATTCTGCAGCTACTTTATCATTGAAAGATAAAACACCTGGAATAACAACTGTCGGAGGAACCCAAACCGGTTTGTTAATACCAACATCTAATATTTTTACCCATGGATAGTAAGTTGCAGCGTAATTATTATCAATTGTTTGAACTGTATCTACTGCTATTGCAATATTATCTGTTAATCCAGCACAGTCAAATACCAAGAAAGTATCTCCTCTGTCTAAACACATATTAGCTGCATAGTCAATAACTGCTGGATGCAATGTGTTAATAACACCTGGAAGAACTAACATATTAATATCTAATTCATCTGGGTTTGAAACTGCATCAATAGCATTAGTATAAACTGAATAATCTTTACCAGATATTCCATTTAAGTCGAATCCTTGAGTATTTGAAGCTACAATCTCATCTCCTGTCAATCTTCTTCTATTTGGCTGAACTCCGTCAAATCCACCTTGGAAAGGTACAACGAATTTACGAGTTTCAGATGAAGTTGAAGTAGTTAAATTAATTGACCCAGAGTATGCTTCTGCAGCGGTTGGATAATTTGCAGCTGCGTTTTGAGTATAATTTGATAATAAGAATTTAGCATTTGAACCTGTAGTCGAATTATCACCAGGAATTGGTTTTAAGTAATTGATGTTATCTGTACTACCTAAATCATAATTAAATCCATAATGCACTCTTTTATTGTATATACCACCTATTGATTGAGCAGTTACTAAAGAAGCAGAGAATGGAGCAGTGAATGTTGAAGGTAATGGACTAAATAATGCAGCATGTCCAAAAGGAACTAATTCTTCAGATATCGCTGCTTTAGCAACATTCGTGTCAACCTCAACATAAATATATTTAGATTTATTAGCATAGTCACCATGTAAAATAACTTTACCATTTACAAATGTTCTATATCTATCTCCAATTACTCTAGCAATATATCTAGCAGAGTTAGGATCTAAATTTACATTATCAAAAACTTCTAAGAAATTCGGTCTAACATCAGTGTCAGTGGTATCATATGGAGAGCCAATTGCTTTTAAATAAGTTTGATCTACACCTCTAACAGCTACTGTAAATGAACCATAAGTTGATCCTGGTACAGTTCCTGCAGCTTTAATATTAGAAATTGCAATTTTAATTTCATAATTCGAAGTATTACCATCACTGATAGTATGAATTTTGAATAAATTGTAATTTGTATTATTTACTGTCTGAGATATAATCCATGGAGTAGTTGCATGATTAAATGTAGATTCTGATTGATAATCAAATGATTCTGTTACAAAATAACAACTCGGGTCAGCTGCTAATGAAGCAGATGCTGCAGTATCAAATAATGTATATAAGAATCCTGGTTGAGTTGTAGTGTTAGGTATTTTACTGAATACTTTAGATAAATAGTTTGGTGAAGTAGAGCTTATTGAAGCACTAAATGTATTGCTTACTGTAAATCCATCAGTTGGTGTATATGATCCTGATACTGTTACTACTACAGAACCTGAAGCATTAGAAGTTAATGCTGTTTTTTCAAACATTGTAGTAGCTGTCGCTATTGCAAAGTTCGTAGCAGTTTCATTAACTACTTGAGAAGGGTGAATTAATGCGATGTGTCTTTTTCCGAAAGAACCTGTTGCAACTAAAGCAACTGGAGCTACTACTTTATATCCATCATCATGTAAAGTACGAACAACTGTTAATTGTCCTGAAGAGTTTAAATACTCCTTAGCTGTGTAAGGTAAGTATAAATTTGGGTTGGTATTACCAAAAGTTTGCACAAACTCATTATAAGAAGAAACTGTTGTTGGAACCATTGCTGGTCCTTTCAATGTCGGACCTACGAATGCAGCTCCAATTTCAGAAATTCCTTGAGGTAAGAAAGACAAATCTTTTTCTTCGGTAAAGACACCCGGGCTAACGATTTTTTCTGCCATTGTGTTTTATGTGTTAAAGATTTAGTTTAAGTTAATTATCATTAATAAATATGATTAACCTGGCTCAAACAGTTATTGTATAGGAGTAAACATTCCTGTTTCTAAGTCGACATTTCCTTGCCCGTAACTATCTTCTATTTGTTTAACTAAAGCAACTTCAGATTCTATAATAGAATCATATTGACGTTCAAATTCTTCTTCTAAACGATTTAATTTATCTAGCTCTTTTTCTAATAATCTTTTTTCAATTTTAAGTTGACCAAATTGAGTGGTTGATAATGCGTATTTTTCACGCAATTCTCTGAGTGCGCTTAATTCTGTTTCAGTAAGCGTAATTGTAGTTTGTTCTGTCATAACTTGATTTAATTAATTTAATATAAATATGTAGCAACCATTTGAAACCTATGCTAAATTGTCTTGTGCAATGAATTTACCAATACCTACTACCTGATCTCCAGGAACTAAATTATAATCTAAATTTGTGGTATTTACTACTAATGTAGAAATTCCTGCAGATTGAGTAAATGATACAATAGCCGATCTAGGTATAAATGCTGCGGCCATTTCCCAATTCATTTGTTTATGTAAAAATGTAAAGTTATCAATGCTAGTAGCTGGCAATCCTATCGGCGCTGTTTCCCATCCAGAAGCAAAAGACACTGTAGTGCTATTTAATACTGTACCTGTTAATTGTCTATTAATAGTTAAATATGCAATAGCTGCTGTACTGCTAGCGCCACTTCCACCAGATCGTGTACCATATCCATTTAATAAAGTAGTACTAGATTCTCTAGGTGCTGTGTTTGCTAATGCAGAAACTGATTCAGTTACTCCATCTATTTCAATACCTGCAATAATTTTATTAACTGGATTAAGTCTATATAAAGCTGGCGCGTTTGGTCCATGAGTATTTAAAATATGAGCTTTGGTTCTCATTGATAATGTAGCTCTAACCACTCTGTCAGTTCCCGTATCATTAATATTTTCGAATGAAGGAGGATCTATGTGAGTTATAAATTTATGAGAGTCTCCGAATGCCTTTCCGTCAAACCACATTAGCTGTTCTACAATTTCATTTAATTGTACAGTATTATTAGTCCAACATAAAAGTTCATATTCTATTTGCACAAATTTAGGCACGTCCATAGAATAAAATTCTCTTTCTCTAGGCCTTTGAGCTAAATCAAATCTTGAGTATCTATTTCTTTGAGTATATTTTCTTTCAAAAGTAATTCTAGCGTCTGAAGTTTCTAACACTTTTAAATCTTGAATATCCTCTCTTTTAGTAACTGAATTTCTTCTTATCATAATAAGTGGAGTAAGCAGTTTTCCTTGAGAATCACGAAGAAACCCATGCTTTTGCACAGATGCCCATTTCTCTCCTGCTGCATACATAACTGGCACTGTTATAACAGAATTTTCTTCTACTATAGTAGGAGTGATAATATTTTCCAAATGCCACTTAACTGCATAATCTACATCATATAATGAAGTTGAAATGTCTTTAACTAACCCATCTCTTTTGATATCAGTATACCCCGCATTACGTTTTACTTCTTTATCAGACACAAACGCTGCTTCACTTTTAGTTATTTTATCTGGTCTCATTATAAGTTATTTGGTAATATTGGTTTTGATGTCGGAGGTGTTCCGAATCTGGTTTTTACTACATTTACTTTAGATTGACGTGTCATATGAGCTTGAACAATATAAGATACGGAATATCCATGAGTGTCACCTCCAAACCAGTCGCTAGGATCTTTACCAGCAAATACTTGGTTGTTTATAGTAGAATCAATTTCAAAAAATCTTGAGTGATATTCTATTATATCTCCAATTTCCGGCATATTATTATTGTCGACTAAATCATCTAATAAAAATGCAAAAGTAGCAGTTTGAGTTACGTCAGGCCCGTAATCTTCAGTAGCCCATTGTGGATCGTCAAAAGTTACAATAGCCGGAATTAATACTGGCTGTTGATAAACTTTATTATTCGTTTCGTCATAGACATTTGTAGATATAGAGTTCAGCTGTGTCTTATAAAATAACACTTCCGTATCTATATATCTGTGAATTAATTCTCTATTTAAACTTCTAATTAAAGAAGCGTCTCGTTGACCTCCAAATAATGCCATATCATTAACCTATATAAATAGGCATAGGTACCTTGTTTAATTGAGATTGAATATTATCTGCTTCTTCAGTCATTTTAGCTAATTGAGATTGTCTAGAAACTGCCTCTAGATTTTCTCTTAACTGAGTAATTAAAGCGTCTTTTTCTGTTTGACCTTGAGATACTAAATCAGCTCCATTTAAAGTCGTTTCTGAACCTGGAATTGGAATAGAAGAATACTTACCTCTTATATTACCTAAAACTTCTTTTGCTAGAGCTAATGTATATTTGAATATCCATTGCTTTCCAGCAGGATTAATTTCATTATAATTATGTAATTCATAAGGAGCGTTTGAAAAATCTCCAACTACATTTGAACCTGTTATAACTTGTAAAGCTGACCGATCTTCTTCTGTAATATAATTTATAAATAATGTATAATCGTATGTCGGTAATGGAAATAAGGTTAATCTATCTCCTGTTATAGAGAAACTAAATGCAGACTTACGAATCATATCATTCATTTCAATTGCTTGAAGTCTTAATAAATCCGCATACATAGGCATCATTAAAAATGATACACCTGGAGAATAATTACCCCATCCAAAATTCTCTAACATTGTCTGAGACCCTAAACCAGTACCTATAAATGGGTCAAAATATCTTACAATTGCAGGAGGAGTTTCATGAAATATTTTTTTAATTTCAATGTGTTTAGATGCATCACCGGCTACTTCAAAAGTAAAATCATTTAAGTCATATACCTGCTGTCCTGTCGTTACTTGTATAGAAGCAGATTTATAAGATAAATAACCTCCCGAACCTGCTTCTGTACCGTAATTTTTTGCAATACCTATTAATCTTCCTAAATTAGTATTTACAGGTTTACCTGTTAAATTACCGCCTGTCGGAGACCCTTGTAATTGAAACATGTTATCTCTAATAGAGAATTGATTAACTTGATTGGAATATTCTAAAGATGCTTCTTCAAAACAAGCGTAAAAATGCACTGCTTGAAGTTCGACATCATTTATTGGATATCCTAATCTACCAGCACACCATGCTGCTACTTTATCTGCGTGATTTCTATATGTCGAATCTGCATCAAAGAATCCGAATGTGCCAGTTGAACCTGATACAAATGTACTTGATCCTGTCCAAATTGGTATTGTTACTGCCATGCTCCTTTACTTTATTAATAAATATCTTTTAAGATAATAAACTATAAAATTCTTTAAAGTGTTTGATTCTATCTGCTAATCCAATAGTACCTCCATTTACTCTTTTTGTCACTGCAGTTACTGTCGCGTCATCAGCTCCTTTATCACAAATAGACCATAATTTATTAGAATCAAAAAAGAATGCTGCTGAAGCTAATGGATATTTAGTAGCTACTAAATCAGGGTTTCCAACACAATCTTCACCAATGAATTTAGTAAAGTTAGTGTAATTAGATTTTCCTGTTAATTGAATATAACCTCTTCCTCTGAATTTGAATCCTTCTCTTGAAGCTTCATCTCCATTACCCATTCTAGATGCATAAACTCTAGAAGCTATTTTTTCTGGTTGACGAGCATATAAATCGGACATATTTCCAGGAAAGTATTTTCCAAATATTTTTTTTAACCCATCTGCTGAGTAATTTACATTTTCAGAAACTGCTTTAAAATTAGCAGACTCGTGACCACATTGAGCCAAGAAGTGAGCAAGTCTTAAAGGTGTTGTAATGTTAAATTTCGCAGCTGTGCTAGGAATTTGAGCAATTACTGAATCAGGCACATGTCCCTTTAATTTATCTAATTTGAAATTTGAATTTGGTATTACAGCTACTGGAGCAGCTCCGAACATTTTTGTCCAAGTAGTTGACCCGACGATACCGTCTGCTGTTAGTCCATTGGCCTTTTGCCATTCCTTAACTTTTGATTCTGTATTAGGTCCAAAAGCACCATCTGCTGTTAAACCTAATTTAGTTTGAAGTTTTTTTACATCTTCTCCAGATGACCCATTTTTTAAAAGCATGATTGATAAGTTAAATTATTTATAAATGATTTTACCTAATTCGCCACTAGGTGGTCGAAATCTTTTTGCCATAACTTCTAATTTTGCTGCGTCGACTCCATGAAGGTTTCGTCTAGCTAATTTTTTTACATCTTGTTTATTTGGTTCAAAAACTACATATAAAATTTTATATCCATTTTGTTGAGCTAAAGTTTCATATGGTTCTCTTTCCTTATCTGTTAAATTTGTATTGTCAATTACAATAGCAGGTGCATTTTGATGCATTGCTAAAGCAGCTTTATTTCTACATTGAGTATGAGCCGCTCCTA